CATCTTTTGTGTTGGCATTACTAGTGCGGTACTTTATTTTGGAATTAGTTTTCTTATATTTAATTAATTTCTTAGTCCATTGAAAATATTTCTTGTAATATTTTTCTTTGCTATTTAATAAATCATGAATTTCATTAAATGAAGTAGTAGCTTGTTCTTCCGATGTGGCAACAATATCAATATCATAATTTCTAATACCCTGTTTACTAGCCAACAGCCATTCTTCAACTGACATAAAACCAGTTTTACCACCACCACGACCAAGTAGTATGAGAAACTCATCAAACATCAAACTTCCATCATCATAAAAAGCACCATGAACAAAAGCTAAAATAAATTTTTCCCAAGGTAATAATTTCCAGACAAAATGCTTTTGAACATTTTCCAATGCTTCATCAATTAAATCTATTTTTAAGACAGCATGTGGATCATCAAGCTTATGAATTAAGAAATGCATTAAATCAATCTGTTCTTTACAGGCAACAATCTTTCCAGATAAAACATCATTCATATAACCATCAATGGCCGGATGATATTTTACTTTAGAAATCGTCGTCATCTTCTACATCTCCATCCACTGTTTCAATATGCAATTGCTGAAGTATTTTTAACATCTGAGCATTAACTTTTACCAATTCTGCTATTGAATCATTCTTCTTAAATCCACCTTGCTTATCTCCGTTACGCCACTCAATCGAAACGCCACGTTCTTCAATGTCAGCAATTAAATTGTTCTTAATGCCGTAAAAACTAACATAATCATTAACCAAATCTTGAAATTGTGGTGTGTCTGCACCCATTACTTTTAGTTGATTTAATAGCGATTCTCTTAAGCTTTTAGCATTTATTGCCTTCTTTCTAGCCATTTTTGTGTAAAACCCCCTCTCATATGAGAATCAATTTGTTTGTTAAGTCTTCATCCTTCCCCGTTGTTTGGTTCCCTAAGGGATTTGCCGTTTGGTTTGACCGGGGGGATTAATATTTCTACCAGCGTTCAGCATTCTTGAATTTGTCTTTATGAAACTGTTCTAATTTCTCTGGATGCTCAATGTTATGGTGTACCCTGCAGATTGTCTCAGTATTATTTAAATTTAATGCTTGTAATGGATAGTCTCTTACATGTTTGATGTGATGGACCGTGTCAGCATGTGTGTGTCTACCTTGTACCTTGCATACCTGACACTCGTGATGGTCTAGCCTTAGTCTCTCTGCTCTAACCTTACGCCACTCTTTAGTGTGATAGAACTTAATCACATCATCATTCTTAATCCATTGTCTTAGTCTCATCAGCATGTCATGTGTCATTAGGTTCATGACTGTGTACCTGTATCATGTGTGTCTGATGTAGTCTGTGTATCATTACTAGGCTTGAAGTCCTTGATGTATTGCTTTGCCCATACACTGATTAGCTCAGTGATACTATCAACGCTCATAGTCTTAGGCTCTATACCCAAGGCTTGTAGCTGACTGGCATTGTGTGGCATCAGCATCATGTTACGCATAAGTGATACGAACAATGCAGCAGCCTCTTCATTACTGATCTGATTCATAGTGAATGAATCCAGGAACGCCTGTTGTATATCATCAAGTGACATACGATTGTCATTAAGGTATTGCTTGATATGCTTCGCTTGATATCTATTCATGTGTTACCTCCTATATCTCTATCGCTGTTATTAATTGCGGTTGTCAGAATCGAACTGACTTCACTGGCTAAGGAGACCAGGAAGATACCAACCTACCAACCGATAGTTTATAAGTCACCATGTATCTTAAAGAATATCCATACGATTAAGCTGACCATTAGTAGGAAGACTATCGGTCCCCACAACGGGCTGAATACTAACCACCATGACCAATGAATAAGATTGAATATCTTGGCTACCACAAAGATGATAGTTAGACTAAACACAAACTTACTTAATACTGCAGTTAACCTGGTATCATTATCCATTAGTTAATGTCCTACAGACTTTCCATTAATATCTTTTATCCACATATCTAACTCTTTCAATCTCATAGTTATATCATCTATTGAATATGCAAGCATTGGAAACATTCCAACTCTACTAATAGGTTTATTCCAACCATCTATCAATTTTGATTTCATTGTAACTACAATGATTGGATCTCTATTATTCAAATAGATAATGTGCCTTAATTTGTCATAGCTTTCAACACTATTCTCATTGTCAATTACATATTCAATTTCCTGTGCTCTTGTTGGAACTAATAGAACATCACATCTCCGATAGTCCTTAATAGTCTTCATCATTATTCCTCCAATATAAAAAGCCGATAGATTAAATATCTATCAGCCATATCGCAATGGTCCCCATAGAGATACCACCACTCTCATATTAATAGTGTGAGTAGGAATCGAACCTACGCCATTTATAGACCATTCAATCTACGGCTCTACCTCTGAGCTACCACACTACCGTTAGTCCCAACAGATATGTCTGTTGACTGCCTACACTAACACCCACCCATATGACTAGCGATAGGAGTCGAACCTATCTAAGATATACGGAATAATATTTGTTTGCTCGCTTATCTTTACCGTCTAGCCACGTTGTTTAAAGTAAAAGAATTAAAGGACATTATTTCTTTTTATTCTAGCAATCATTTGATTGCCGATAGGAATTGTAAGAATCGAACTTACATTAGAAGGCTTGAAGTCTTCGGTGTTACCATTACACCAAATTCCTATAATTAAGCCGGCACTGCGTATGAATCAGTCACCAGCTAATTGAGTCATATAAAATAAAGGAGGTTTACAATGCAAAAACCAATACAACGGAAAGTATAGATAACTCTTACCAAAATTATCTATGATACTAATATAATCCTTTAAAACAGGGTTTTGATTGCATGTTTATTGCATGATTCTTGCATGTCACTTAGTAATATCATTCAAACTATCAATACCGAATAACATTACTTTCAATTCGTTCATTGCCTTATGTTCATCACGATTCAATGTCGAACCATCAATATTCCAGCGTTCACACAATGATTGTTTTGATTGATGCTTTTCACTTAGATATAGGCCATCAATAATACTATATTTACGTCTGTCAGCTTCTGTACCTGATTGACAAATATGCTTATATTGGTTGAAGATATCATTTACAAATTCCATCATTTCTCTCGATCTAGCTCGATAGCCTAATAGTGAATACAGGCTTAATTGATAACCAGATAACTTATCATCCATTTGTATTTCCGGTAATTCTATATCGAGATGATTTTGTAAGTAGCGATAATTCTCTAGTAGAATCTTAACGTTTCTTAATTTCTTTTCACTTTCAGTTCTACCAAAACCACTACTGTATTTGATAATATCCATTGCTAATGCCTTAGTTGATTCTGGTGTTAGGCTAACTTCTGTCATTGTGTTAATTCCTCTCTTTATTAATATTTCAGTTGTTTACTTCGATTTCATCAAGCTTATAGAATTTGAATCCAAAATCAATTAACCACTGATTTGAAATAACTTTCGGACTAATATTTCTGAACATGCAGGCATCTTTCAAATCATCTGTCATTTCACAACTTGTCATTTCATTGGTTAGGTAATTAATCTTCATATCTAATAAATATAATTTTCCAAGTTTTGCTACATACATAATTAATCTCCTCCATATATCCGTTTTGCTCTAACTAATTTTTCATCCATGTAAGTCACATACCAAAGCCCGCTATTGCTTAGAATATATTTATGTTTAATCATTTAGTCGTCTCCTACATGCTGGACACTTATTAATTTTTCTAATAGTTCCAACTTTACCAGCATAATAATTTGCCATTATGCCCCACCAACTTATGGTATTAGGATGTATTATTTTATCGCCATCATCAAATACTTTATAAGGATCATGACAGTATAGACATTTTGATTTAATCACCATTAGAAAGCTTAAGCGGAGTAGGGTTCCATTCAGCAGCAGTCAGTGGTATTGGATTGTTAGTATCGTTTATAACTAACTGAGTTGCTATCTTTGCTTGAATATCAAAATCCAAATGATACAAAGTCGATTTGCTATTCTGTTTCATTAATCCTATAACGGATTCAATATCGTCAATTTGTACCTTATAACGTTCTCTCGTTTTATCTCTCATTTCTCCACCTCATTTTTTCTTGCCATATACTTGTAATCACGTTCAAATATTCTAGGATTTACAACATCTTTGCTCATAAGTCTGTCATTTCTCTGGTCAAGCTTAATTACTAGCCATTGATCAACACTAGCAACTGCCATTATCCCGAAGCAGAATGCTTTGCCAAATGGTGAAATCAGCTCAGTCTTAGCGGAAATATCTTCAAGGTTATCAGCAGTAACAAACACTGCTAACCATCGTCTTCCGTTATGTGAATAGTATTTGAAATCAGACATATCCCTTTTCATTTCTCCACCTCATAGCCATATCGAATTGCATCAATACATTTAATAAATTTAGTTTCTTTGGTTGCCCAGCTTTCATTCAACCAAGTAAATAGTTCATTTTCTGATTTAACATTACTTGTTGGAGTTTTTCTATCATATATAATTATTAAGCTGTAAACTTCACCCTCAATTCTGTCATATATTTCAACTTCTTCTTTATGCCAAGTATCAAAAACTTTCGGCATAACTGGTTTTGAATTGAGTTCTTTAATAATATCTTCAAGAATAAATTCCTTTGAATGGCTCTTATTGGAATAATTTACATGTGCCAATTGCTGAGCTAGTTTAATTACTTTTTCTTTATCCATTTGTTCCCCTTATGCTAATAACCCTTTAATCTTTTCATCTGACGCACGCTTCTTTTCTTCAAGAATATGGGCATAAACTTTAAAAAGCATACTTGTATCTGTATGTCCTAGCTGTTTTGCAACAATTTGAGCCGGAATATCTTGATATAAAAGATATGAGGCGTAACTATGTCTTAACTTATGTGCAGTTAGTCTTGGGAGTCCCAAATGTTTCTCGACGCTTGCTAATAAATTGTTAACCGTACTGTTAAAAATTCTTACGTTTTCATTTAATAGTGGTCTATCCGGATCGTTTGGAATTCCATATTTTTCTTTAAATTGATAATATTTTTTTAATAGTTCATAAAGTGTATTATCAATTGTTACTAGTCTTATTGAGCTTCTATTCTTTGTTGGTTGAAAGCAGCCCACTGTACTTCTATATTTCCAAGTTTTACTTATGTTAATATCGCCAGGGGTTATATCGGAATATTCAAAGCCCATCGCCTCTCCGTATCTAACTCCTGTGTGAATCAAAACAGCAAATAGCATGTAATATAGTTGATAACTAGTACTTGTATTCATTCCTTTTTCTGATCTTGTATAATCTTCACCGTGATAAATAGGCTCTTGGTCTAACATAGCGTCCAGCTTAAAATCAACATACGATTTAAACTTATTAAACTGTGTGGCACTGAAAGATTTGATTTGCTGTTTCTGTGCTGCTATCTGTTCTGGAGTCCATGTATCTTCAATTGAATGAATTGTAATTCCGGTCTTTGCATAACTATGGATATAACCGTCATCAACAGCAAATCCTAATCCGGCTCCAAGTTGAGTTCTAAAATCCATCGTTGTAGCTCTTTGATGTGTTTTACCATATTCATCTAATAGAAACTGTAGGTTTTGTCTGTTACTTTCCAGATCAATCAGCAACATATCCGGAGCTATTTCATTAATCCACTTCAGAGTCATAAGATACTTGTCTAAGGTAACTCCTCGAATTTTGCCCTCCTTTTCGTTGGCAATAAACCATTTATAGTAATCATAAAAAGTCATATTTCTAACTTTTTCAATTAGCCCCTTTCTACTGATTTTTCTAGTTTTTCCATCGGTTCCTCTATAAAACATTTCCACATTATTACTGAATCTCCTTGATACGCTTAATTGATTTTGCATCAAATACATCTCCTAAATTATCCTCAATATGTTCAGGGTATCGTTGACTATCCCAACTCTTAATATTGAATTCATTTTTCACCATATCCGAATATGGCATTACGTTAATACTGCTAAAACTTAAAGCATCATTTTTAATGTTTTGAATGAAGAATACGCCTTTACATTTATCTCTCGATAAACTATCAATTTGAATTACGGTAGCATTCATGCCACGAATTGCTAAATTGAATAACAGAAACGGCATTGCTCTGTCTGATAATTCTTCTAACATGTGATAATGTTCGACTGGTTGATAGTCCCATGGATATTGTTTCAAGCATTGTTGGTAGTAATGGTTAATAGCAATACCACCTGTACCGGCTGCACATTCAAAATAGTTATCGTTCTTAGGTTCAACTAGCCTATTCAATATCATCGAAACAGATTGTGGTGTAAAATCTTGTTTCATTTTCTTACGGTCTGCCGCTTCATCTTGAAAATACATATGGAACCAGTCGAAACTCATATCTGTTTCATTTCTAAGAAAGTTATTAAATAGTTCCTCGCGTTGCGATTTATTCAGTAATACTTTTAATAATTTCTCTGGCGCTTTCCATGAATCATCAACACCAATTAATTCATTTATCTTTTCTGTTGTTAGCATTAGAAATATCTCTAACTTTCATTTTTAATCTGACCATACTTATTCCAACTTTATTCAAGGTTGGATCATCATACAAATATCCTTCGCGATGAATTCGTGCTACTTCCTGTTTTGTGACTTTGATTAGATTTTCCTTGGCAAAGTTTGTATTATCATTGTCTAAGAAATTAATTCGTTCATTTGGAGTTAATTTGCAATCATGGTATTCCTCATACTTATAACGTGAATATTGTTGCCAACCGTTAACAGTTTTAATAAGATTATGACCGCTACTAGAATAGATTTTCCCTATTGGTGCTGGTTTCCTAGAACCACTATTAGCCTTTACCAATCCTTTTGTTCCTGTATTCCATGGTTGGTTTCCAGGCTTGAAATAATTGTTATAGCCGCTTTTTAATTTATGGTGGCCTTTAAAGGCATTTATAGAAGTACTTTCTCGACTTGTACTGAATTTCTTATTAAACTTCTTGGTTAATTCCCGACTACTAATACCTTTGTAATTTTTATAAATGAAATCAATCTGTTCCTTCGTGTATTTCATCTGTATCATTTCCTAGTAAGATTTGTGCTCGTTTACTACTATCTATACTATCTACATCGTCATATGCAATCTTTGCTTTAAGAATCGTATTTGCATTCTGAATTATCTTATCTCCGACATTAGTCATAGCCTTACTTCGACTAATCTCTTTATTAAGTTGATCCTCAGTTAAGGAGTCATCATTAAGACGTTCCATTTCCTCGAATAAATGATTGTTCAAGTCACTTAATGTGTTCTTCGTCATGATTAGTCCCCCACTTCGATAGCAAACATCATGTATATTGGATCAATTGCGATGATTTCCTGTTCAGTAAATTTTATTTGATAATTGTCTGCCTGATCACAAAACCTAGTTAAGAAATATTCGCCATTTGTTTTATATAGAAACAAACATTTATTTACCAATGGAATTTTCACATAATATTCCTTCTCAGAAAATTCAGCATCACTAGTAAAGTAATCGGCAATATCCTTAGCTAATTGGTTATTTTCTTTGGTAAAACCAGGTTGATATTTTTTATAAATAGATTTAAAACTATCGTCATGATCAGTCATTGCATTAATAACGTCTATCGATGTTTGGTAGTAGCCATTACCTTCAGCGGCTTCCAATTCTTCACGTTCTTCTTTAGTCCAGCCTGTCAAAATTCTAATGTCAGCCATGCTATTGTTCCTCCAATTTAATCAAAATATAGCTATTCCGTTTTAAAGCCGTTTTAGTTAGATACCATTGCATAGTCCTAACTAATACATTTCTTTCTTTTGCTAGGTAATCAATTGTGCCAATATCAACAAATTCGTCACCATGATATAAAGCATATTCAGTCATTTCACACGTTCCAATTGATATTCACCACGGCTTACACGTTGACCATATCTTTTAGTTTTTAACCAATCTAACTGATTAGTAGTCATACCAGTTAATTCGGATATTTTTTGTTTTGTTCCTCGACAAATTTCAATATTATTCTTCAACAATTTATAAATAGAAATCTTAGTATTAACTTTGGCCTTCTTATACTCACGTTTACCTTTCAACACATTCATGCTAATAAAATAGTTCAACGTATTCATCGGAATATTTTCTTTGGCTGCAATAGCATTAAAATCTATTCCCCAATCAATTTGATTCTGAATACCACTAATATCAATTCCTTTGGTTTTCTCAGCTAGTGCATCAATTCCATGGTTAAATCTCTTACGGATCATAACAAGACGTTCATCGAACGGAGGCGCATTAGTAACACTAGGATTTCTATCACGTCCAGACATTGATTTATCTTTTCTATAATCATCTTCGACTTCATGAATAATTGGTACTATTGATGTCATGACTTTCTCAACTCCTTAACAGGACTAAATGAATCAACCGACAATCCATAATCACTGATACCTAAATCTTTGGTTAATATACTTTGTGTCATTCTGTCATCCGATAAAGGACTACTTGTTAACACTATTTTGTCGCCATGATCATAATGTGATGCATATAGGTTTTCTAAGTCATCATTCTCTGTTTTCAACTTCCAATAATATTCAGATTCAATATATTCATAATTTCCAAAGTAAATATCAATTACTATGGCAATTAGCTGGTCAAACTCATCTGAATGATTATTAGTTACGTCTAAGTCATCCTTGATGTCAGCTATCATTCCAGATTTTTGATTAATTACATCTGGTAATAAATCCCCTAAGTAGTCTAAATAGTTAACACTTCTTACATTCACATAATCAATTAATTTCTTGTACTGTCTACCTAATTTACGTTTACCCATGTTATTTCTCCCTTTTACACGTCATGACGTATATTTGCTTGATGTTAGTTATTATTGGTACTATTCAATTTATGTATTGTTAAAATGGCAAATCGTCATCGCTAATATCAATTGATTTACCGTTGTCTGCAAACGGATCAGTAGAATTCTTATTTTGTTTCTGCACATTATCTGCATATTTACTATTTGAATTGTTGCTATGACTGGAATTGCTTTGAAAATTATCTGCTTCTTTTTTGCTCTCCAGTAGTGAGAAGCTTTCAATAACAACTTCGGTTACATAAACACGATTACCTTGTTGGTTTTCGTATGAGCGTGTTTGAATGTGTCCATCAACGCCTACAAGTGAACCTTTATGTGTAAAATTTGAAAAGTTTTCTGCAGCCTTTCTCCAAATTACACAATTAATGAAATCAGCTTCACGCTCGCCTTTAGCATTGGTAAAACTTCGATTAACAGCAACTGTAAATTGTGCAACTGCTACACCATTAGCTGTGTATTTTAACTCTGCGTCTCGTGTTAGTCGTCCTACAAGGACTACTCGATTAATCATGTAACTTCTCCTTTGGTATCTTTTCTATAATTCCTAACGTCTTCTTATCCTCATATAATTGACTACTAATATCTTGGTTAATTAGCAACATCATTTCTAACTGATCTAATACATTTTGATTACCAGAATACACTCGATTAGATTCTTTCAAATTAAGCATCTTTTGGTATGCAATATTTCCCTCAATTCTCATATGGTCAACTAAGTTACCAATTGTAACTACATCACGTTTTGCCATGCTAAATCCGTCTGACGGATATTCTCTATCTAAGTCCATATTCATTACCTCCGTTGATCAACTCCCTCAAATTGAATGGAGTTATCAGTATTTTTGGTTAATAATCTGCTAATGATCTTTGGATGATACATATCTTGAAGCTCCGAGCCAATATTATTTGTTGTAATAATATTCACTTTGTTCTTTCGGTAGTCTGCTATTCTAAACAATGTTTCCTGAGTATATTGACTACCGCTTTTAACATCTTCTTCAGTTGCAAAGCTAGTCTCACTACCTAAATCATCAATTACTAAGACATCACAGTTCTTAGCACATTGCTCAATTCTATAAACATCATCTCTAACAGTTCCAAACTTATCGTTGAAACTACTCTTTTTAAGCTCCATGAACATCTCAAAACTTAGGAAGTAACAGCTTAGACTTGTATTGCCTAATCCATTTAATCCATTAAGAATACTGACAGCAAGCATTGTCTTACCGAGCCCAGGCTTACCAGTAAATAAGAAATTACCCTTTTCTCCGTGATAGATACGATTAGCTATATTCTTTGCTTTCACTAGCTCTTTCTTCTGAATATCGCTATCAGTATTAAAGTCTGCAAAAGTACTTTTCAAATCATCAGGATCACTCACTAAAGAACTTTTAAACATTCTCTTTCGTTTGTTCTGATTATTAATTTTTGTAAACTCAATTTCCTTTTCTCTTTGATGTTCATCTCTATGTTTAAGTTCATCTTCGATATTAATATTGAGTTTGTGCTTACGTTTTAATTTATTTGCCATTTGCATCATTAAGCTAGACATAGAATCCATGACTCATTCCTCCTAACTAATATGGCAATTCATAATCATGATTACGTTTAGACTTATTACTTCTTTTTCGTTTGTTTGCTTGTACAAACATCTGATCATATTTTGAACGTAACTTTGTAGTTGAAAGAATTACTCCCGACCAAAACTCATTTGACTGAGACCAGGTAATCATCTTCTCAATATCATCATATGACCGACTATCTCTTTCATGCATTAGTCTGATTGAGTTAGCCCATTTCTGTATATTAGGTGTTTTAGCATTTGGATTGTTTTCTTTAATCTTATTCAAAAGCAAATTTGCTAATTTATAATTCAAATCATCAGGTCCATAAGTCTGCTTTTTAGACTTCGGACTATTACTATTAGTACTTAGTTTATTAGTACTTAGTTTATTAGTACTTAGTAGTGTTGGATTGACCGCCGACGGTGAACCCGCTGACGGTTTGACCGTCGACGGCAAATCAGTCCACGGTGAAAACGTAGGCTCATCAAGGACTTTCCAATCTTTCTGACCAAACTTACCTCCAACAGCTCGTTTTTGCTGTCTTACTAAATAGCCAAATTTTTCCAGTTCTCTTAATGATGCCCTTATAGAATCTCGTCCATCTGTACAATGGTCTGTCAGTTCCGTTTCATAGAAAACCCAATCATCTGGTAAACTAAGCATATAAGCTAGAAGCCCCTTTGCCCTTAAAGAAATTCTTTTATCCTTCAAGCCCATGTTTCCCATAATCGTATAATTGGTTTTCCGTTTTGCTCGTAATATTGACATAATTAGCCTCCAATCTTTAACTTCTTCCTGTCTTTATCATCTAGTTTCACAGGCTTTATATGATACTTTTGAAGGAAAGTATCAATTCCAATCCTGTGTTGCTCCATATGATGTGTTCTACAAAGTGCCATAAAATAATAATCACTATGATTGATATGATTTCTGTTTCTACCCATTCCTACGGTCTCCACATGAGCCACGTCAGCATGTTTACCACATATACAGCACTTTCTATGTTCTAAGCACCTTCGTTGCATGGCGTAGTCGTTTGGCAGCATATCCCATGTTTTAGTCTTGAATGGAACATCATTTTCAAAACAGAAATCAAGTAACCAGCTTAGATACTCATTTGCTTGTGTCATGGAACAATCAGATAAGCTGAATTCACTTCTTCCAGTCTCTGTCAGATAGTTCCATTTCATGATTCCAGGGGTTTCTCTATCAACCATGTATCCAGACCAAATACTTATTTCACCAATTAGAGCATAAATTTTTCTTCGCTGATCTATGGAAATCTGTCTACTATCTGAAACTTCAATTTCTACAACAGGTTGCTTGCCATTAGAAAATTTATCAACTTTTAAAATGCTAATATCATCAATCGTTTCTAATGTAATTTCATTTCCTTGAATACTTTTTATCTTCGCAAAGAATTTCATCAGATATTCTAAATAGCTCCTAATTGTTTCAAAGTATCTTCAGTTAACTTAATTTGTTGATTCAAGAAAGCAATCATTTTTTCAGCATCTGAATTAGATACATTTTTGAAATTAACATTAGGAAAATGTTTCATCAAAGCTGAAGAATACGTTCCACTATCCGATTGATTCAATTCAGCTAACTTGGATATTTGTTCATTAATACTTTTCAGCTTGGCATTGCTTGCCTGATTAGAGTTAGTTTTACGTTGCTGATTATTATTGTAAGAATTATCAATATCATCATCCGGATCATTACCAGTGCTCATTAAGAATAATTGCATTAAGAAATTCTTTTGTGCACCAGTTTCAGCCTTGTATATAGCTTTGTCACCTGAATCCATTCCGATACCAGGCATGCTACCCATAACACTCTCAGAACCATTAGTTAGCGTAAATGTACCCATTACTGAAACGAAGTTTAAATTGGCACCTCTTTGGCTTTGAGTGCTCCACGAATCTATTAATTGGTAACTCGGAATAAACATGATACCGTGCTCAGCTAATTTATTTTGAAGCTTAGCCTTAACCTGTGCTTCACTGACATAACCAAATCCTTGTTTAGTATTCTTTCCGTCCTTAACAATTTTCCCAACTTCACTCTGAATCAAACTTAGTACAGCAATTAGTGACTTTGTTCTGTCTTCTTTCTCTGGCATTAATTAATCCTCCATTAGTGAAAGTGATTTAATAACCTCTTTATTGATACTAGTAAGTGAGTTAATCTTTTGAACCGCTTGGATAATATTTGCCTTGCTACCAGTTAATCTAATCTCAACAGAATATCTATCCGGCTTTGAAATCACTTCACCAGTTTCTTTGTTAATAGTCTTATCGCTAACTGTTTTATATAATGCTTTTTGAACTGCCAGTTCAGCCTCTTTACGTTTTTGTTCTTTAAGTTCTTTCTGCTTTCGGTCTTCAATTGACTGGTCCATTGCTTTGATTACCGCCGTAGCATTATAATCATTCGATAATTGGCTAACCCAACCATCAGATTCAACACCAACGTACTTAGCATGTTCTTCAACAAGTTTCTTATTAGTTTCAAACAAGTCTTTCTTTCTTTTCAATGCATTAAAACCATCGGCAAGAATTTTAGTAAGCTTTAGTTCAGTCATGGTCTTATTAGTCCATGAATTCTCAATCTCTATTGCATTAGGATCAATTCCATATGCTGGGGCCATTTCATCAATTACTTTTTGAACATTAATCCGTCTACTATCACGTTGGTCATCCTCTAGTTTCTTAATGCTTTCATCAATTGGATCCAAGGATTTTGAAATAATGTTCTCAAATCCTCTAACCTTGTTTTCAAACTCGGATAGTGGTTCATTGTAAGCTTTCTTTATTTCCTTTCTCTTGTCCTCTAGTCCTTTATTCAGTTTGTTAAGCATTGCTCTTGTTGACTTAACACTTGCTAAGTTATCTTCAGTAACAATTAATCCAGTATATTTTTTAGATATTCCTTCAAGTTGCGCCTTTAGAACATCTTCATTTTTAATGGCTATCCTGCTAGGAGTAAACTCAACTCCAAAGTCAGAAACTGCAATTGTGTCTTCGGTCATGTCATACCTCTTTCATGTTATAATTGTGCTGTTAATATTTTGATAAGGTCGTCAGTCATGCCAGTGGCTAACGGCTTTTTTGTTATGCGTAATAGTGGTCAAAACGTTTATAAATAATTGACTCTGAAAATGATTTACTATTTTCAAGCCCCGCTCTTTTATCCTTCAGTCTTTTAATGGTGTACAAAAGCGCATCAACATCTTCACCTAGCAAGTTGTGCATAACATCATACTCAGAAGAATACTTCTCAATTTGTTCGTCGATTTTACCAATTTCCTTGCATACCTTGGCATAATCCTGAATCGCATTTTCAATATTTGTAATATCACCATTCCAGTGCATTCATCCTATCCTCCATTTGTTCATCTAATAATTTCTCTGCATCTATTGTAGGAACTCTCATGAATCCATTGCCTTTGAATGAATGAGCTCTAGGATATTTTTTAGAGCAGCATTTTGTTATCCCGCTTAATGACATTCCTGTATGAAAGTGTGCTTGTAAGCAATTTTCAAACACTCCTAATATTTCACCATTTTCTTTATACCAAACAACCGATGTATCATTTACTGAATAGTCAAGTGTTCGTGTCCTACTTCGTCGTCTATTCTCGTCAGGAGTAACCCACTCTAAATTTGAAGCTCTGTTATCTAAAGTATTTCTATTTAAATGGTCAACTTCTAATTTATTTGATTCATTGGGCTTAGGGCAAAATGCTTCAGCTACTAGTCTGTGAACATCAAATGTTTTAATATCACCATTTTCATTTCTAAAACTAGTTTTTAAATATTCAGTTCTTGCGCTTGGATGTGAAAGGCCTCTAATGCTGCCAATTTTGGTATTCTTCACTCTACCCAAACTCGATATCTGATATCTTTCAAAGCCAGGAATAGCCTTCCAAGTTTCCATTTAATCGTCCTCCATCAGATTGTCATCAGTTTCAACGTCATATGGTTCAGCATCAGGTGTTGGATCATATTTTTTTGAAGTGAAATCAGGATTATCTTGATTACTGTTCATTACTTGTCACCCCCAAATACTGCATTAAATATCAAAGCTACAAATACTACGGTTACAACAATTACTTGAATAGCCCTTGCTAATAACATTAGTTATCCTTCTTATAGATATGACTTAAAAAGTTCAATTCCCCTGGTTCTAGGTCAGTCAAATTTGTAATTATTCCTTTAATATTCTTATATTTCATAAACAAATAAGTTGTAACTCCAGTAATACTGGAAGCTATAAATAACCATGAAATGAATCTAAATACTCCAATTGTAAACATCGATTTTCTCCTTTTTGTTCTTATGAAATAGTTGCAAAAACGCAACTTTTATTTTAAAAAAATATCACTTACATCATCTAAGTCTAAGTGAAGTATTACTTTCATCTTTTTGATATCACCAACATTATCATGCAAGGCAATATGACAATGATGAAGCGTGTCATAATAAACGAAACGGTGGAAAGTTGCATGGCAA